GCGGTGCGGGTCGAGATCGAAACCATGATCCTTGAAGGCAATGCCGAAGTGCGGCCACGGCCCACCGCCGCCTGATCCCAGGAGTTTTCAATGCCACAAGCTGATGACGCGCCATCTGGCAGCGCCAGCCCCCAGGTGTTAACTGTCAATCAAGCGGCGGATGCCATCGCCGGGCTGATGGATTCGAAGGAGCCAAAGAAGGCTCCCGAGAGCAAACCGGAAGCCGACGAGGCACCGCAGTCAGAGGACGAAACGCCGTCCGAAGCCCCCGAGGGAGAGGAATCCGACGAGGACACTCCCGAGCCCGAAGGGGACGACGAGGCGCCATCCGATGCAGCCGACGAAGACGAGGAAGCCACCGAGGAACTCGCCGAGGAATCCGCGCCGCCAGCCAAACTGAAGTTGGATGATGGCACCGAGATCACCCTCGACGAGGCCAGGAAGGGCTACCTCCGCCAGTCGGATTACACCCGGAAGACGACGGAACTCGGCGAGAAACGCCGGGAGGCCGAAGCCTTCCTTGCGCAGACCGCACAGATCGACCTTCACGCGCGGACCCTGGCCGAGCGGGCGATGCTGCTGATCCAGCAGATCGCGCCGGAAAAGCCTGATCCGCGTCTCATCGAAACCGATCAATTCGCCTATCACGAGCAACGGGCCCGCTGGGAAGCCTGGAATGAATGGACGACGACACTCGAATCCGATCGTCGGAACCTCGAACACGCGGTCGTCCAGCGACACCAGCAGAACCAGCAGAACGTCGAGAGTGAGACCAAACGGCTGCGGCAGGAGGAAGCGCAGAAGCTCCTCAAGCTGCGGCCGGAGCTGAAGGACCGGAAGAAGTTCGACGAGTTCCGCGGCAACCTGATGACGACGCTGCCCAAGGCGTTCGGCATTCAGCCCGAGGAGATCGTCAACATCGCCGATCATCGGCTGCTGCTCGCCGCAGATGCGGCGGCCAGATATTACAAGCTCACCACCGCGGATCGTAAGAAGGCGATTGAGAAAGGGAAGGATGCGCCGCCGGTGCAGACGCCCGGCAAGCGCACGTCGTCTGCTGAACAGCGGGCGAAGGTGAAGGGTCAGCATGTGCAGAGGCTGCGTCGGAGCGGCCGTGTGGAGGATGCCGCACGCGCCATTATGGATGACCTCTGAGGACACCCCTAAATGACCCAGACTGTTGGCACTTATTCGACCTATGACATCAAAGGCGCACGCGAGGATCTGCAGGACAAGATCTACATGATCTCGCCGACCGACACGCCGTTCCAGGCTAATGTCGGCACGCAAAGCGTCAAGGCCACGAAGCACGAATGGCAGACCGACGCGCTCGCCGCGGCGGCCAGCAACGCCTTCGTTGAAGGCGACGAGTTCTCCTATGCGGCGCCGGCGGCGACCGTCCGGGTGGGCAATTACACCCAGATCTCGCGGAAGACGTTCCTGATCACCGAGACCACCGAGGCGGTCGAGAAGGCCGGCCGCAAGAGCGAGGTGAGCTACCAGCTCGCCAAGCAGGGTAAAGAAATAAAGCGGGACATCGAGACCGATCTCCTGGGCAAGAACGCCTCGGTGGCCGGCAATGACACCACCGCCCGCAAGAGTGGCGGCTTCGAGGCGTGGCTGACTTCCAACGATGCCCGCGGCGCCCTTGGCGTTCAGGGCGGCTACAATGTCGCCACTGGCGTTGTGGACACGGTGACGGACGGCACGCAGCGCGCCTTCACCGAGGACCTGCTCAAGGACGCCCAGCAACTCGCCTTCACGAGCGGCGGCGAGCCTTCCATCCTGATGCTGGGGCCGTTCAATAAGCGTAAGTTCAGCGGCTTCACCGGCATTTCCGACCTGCGGAAGGATACGCCGGGCAAATCTCAGGCGACCATTATTGGTGCAGCGGACTACTACACCGGAGATTTCGGGGGGCTGGCGGTGATAGTCAACCGGTTCCAGCGGGATCGCTCGGCGCTGCTGATCGATCCGGAGTATGCAAATATGGGTTGGCTTCGGCGCATGAAGCATGTGGAGCCGGCTATCATCGCCGACGCCGAGCCGCACGTGCTAATTTGTGAATGGACGCTAATAGTTGAGAATGAGGCAGCGCACGCAATAGTTGCCGACCTTTTAACCACGTAGCGCTTCATTCAAGATATGCTATCATCCGGGCCCTGCGCAAGGGAGGGCCCGGATGGTTACTTGTTCGGTCAATGGGTGCGAGGGTCGCGTCAAGACGCGAGGCTTTTGCAACAAGCACTACATTCGGCTGCTGCGTCACGGCTCGCCGGATGTCCTCCTGTTCGTCCGTGGCTCGCTGGAGGAGCGGTTCTGGTTCCATGTCGTGAAGGGCAGGAACAAGAACGCCTGCTGGCAGTGGAAAGGCTATGTTTTGCCGACCGGGTACGCTCAGATCCAGATGGGCGGGCTAGGCTCGTCGCATATCCTTGTTCATCGTCTGAGCTACGAGATTCATTGCGGGCCGATCCCGAAGGGGATGATTGTCATGCACAGTTGCGACAATCCCTCCTGCGCGAACCCGCGTCATCTCTCGTTAGGCACGCATCTTGATAATATGCAGGACATGTTCGCCAAGGGGCGTAACAACAATACCGGCAGGCCGAAGGGCGAGGCGAACGGCAGGTCGGTCCTTGATGAAACCGCAGTTCGGTTTATCCGCGCCAATCAGACCATGACCTACAGGGCTATCGCGGAATCCCTCGGCGTTTCGCGTTCGGCGGTACGAGACGTCAAGGTCGGCCGCACCTGGACCCACATCACGTAACCAGCGTTATGTCTTTGGCGGGGTAGCCACAATACCGCCAAGGGAACCGCCGCTTCGGTGTCGTGGCCGGGGCGGCGGGCTTTTTCAAAGGGGACCGACATGGAAGAGAACATCGCGCACGTCGAGGACGTGGCGGCGAAGCGGCGGGAGTCGTTGAAGCGTGCCCGAGCGGTCAGGGATGCCAACGTCGCGGCTCGCAAGGCCAATCCCCGCCAGCTCGATCTTGAGGAAGAAGCGCCAGCCCCAGCGCCGCGGGCTAAGCCGCCTGCGCAGCGAACGGTAAGGGTGCGGCTGCTCAAAGCGTATTGGCCGGGCGATGGGCGGGAGCATCCGGACGCGGCTAACCGCCTTTCCGGGCGCAAGCATCGGTTCGATGCCGGCGAGATCCTCGACCTGCCGGTGGCCGAGGCGCGGCTCCTGCTCGAGGAGCATGTGGAAAAGAGGACGGTCAGGGTGTGGGACGCCAAGATGCGGCGCTGGGTGGACCAGGACGACAGCCTGTACCGGCCGCCGGTTGCGGTGAGGGCCAACGCCTACAGCGTCGAGGACGATGCCTGATGTTGCCTTTGAAGCTCAGCGATCTCCGCATGTTGCGGAAGGCCGTGGCTGAGGCTGGGTTGCTGCGTGAGGAGCATGCGCGCGTTGCTGCGGATGTGGTGGCGCATCGTTCCAATGTGCATCGCCTCATGGCGGCGAAGGAAAGGGTGGAAGCCGAATTGCGGGCAGTCGAGGCCAAGCGGCAAGCCGCTGAGGCATGGTTGCAGAAGGTCAATGCATCCACCGAGGCCAGGCTGCAGCAAGCCAAGGATGGGGAGGCCTCCTACCGCAAGTCGGTCGAATTGCTGAAGGCCGAGAACACCGATCTGGACAAGCGTCGGCAGGCGCTTCGTGAGGCGTATGCCCGCGACCTCGATGGCGATCCGATCAAGAACCTCAAGAAGGAACTGGCCTCGATGCAGGCCCGCATCGACCAGTGGAGGGCGAAAAACATCCAGTTGGCTTCTCAGGTCGATGTGCTGAAGCAGGCCAACGCCAGGGGGTCGAAAGCCCTTAACGAGATGACGGATCGATATGAGAATTTGAAGGACGAGGTCGAGCGACGAGGGACTGAGAAAGAGGCCAAGCTAAACCGCCGCCGTCACTTGTTCGACCGCATCATGTCGGGCGGGACCGTCTGACAATGGCCGGAATCCGCCATTTTGGCCGAAGGTCACTATTAGGCACTAATTGGCATTAATTACCGACCGGGAATTAGTGACCGCGCTATGGCGCCTTATGGCGGCATATGGCGCTTGATTAAATCAGGAATGTATGAACGACGAATATGCTGGCTGGATGCAGCGCTTCCGGCCCGGCGGCGACTATCGTTTTCACGGATGGGACGAGGTCCAGGGCATTCTATCGTGGCTGCATGTTCGTGATGATGGCGCCTGGGAGGTCGTGCAGCAGGCGATCTACGCGCCGAGCCTTTACGACATGAACAAGGAGGCCGAGGCCGACAGCAATGGGCAGCGGTTCGGCTCGGGCAAGCTGGTCGCGTCGATTCCGGTGAATATCGCCTATGCCACCGGCTTCATGGAGGCGGCCAAGGAGAAGGATCATCGCTGGATCGCCCGATTTCTAAATGACCCAGCGCACAGATTCTTCAAACGCTTCGGAAGGAAACTCTGATGGCGTTCGGTAACTACACCGAGCTTAAGGCGACGATCGCCGAGTATGTCGGCCGCGACGATATCGACCCGCAGATCGCCGGCTTCATCGCGCTCGTCGAGACCGAGCTGAACCACGACGCCGATTTTCGCCTGGCGCAGATGCAATGGGAGGAGACGCTGATCCTCGACCAGGACGGCGAGGCATCGCTGCCGCCTGATTTCCTTGAGCTGTATCAGGCGAGCATGGGCGGGGGCGCCAATCGGCGGGTGTTAAAACTGGTCGACCGGTCGAACCCGTATGTGTATTGGAACTTCGGTATCACGGGGATCTGCATCGTCGACACCGGGACGATCACCGTGCCTGGCGCCGCCAATGGGTCGGTCAACCTGCTCTATTACTCGGCCATCCCGCCGCTCAGCGACACCAATCCGACGAACTGGGTGCTGGCCGAGGCGCCGGCATTGTATTTGTATGGCGCGATAAAATCGTACACAGCTTTTAACAGAGAACCACAAGAACACATTGCGACTATTCAAATGTATGAGCAAGCTAAAGATAGCATAAAGGCTGCTGACAGAGGCCGATGGCATTCAATGAGGGTTCGGATACCTAGTCCAACGCCCTAGGAGCGGTTGATGGTTTGGAAAGACGTGACGTGTTCGGTCGGTGGATGCGATCGAGATGCCTATTGTCGGGGTCTATGCCAGAAGCATTATAACCGGCTCCACAAGACGGGTACGGTCACCGATCCGCCCCGGACCTATAAGCGCGGATTGACGTTGGAACAGCGCCTGTGGGAGCACACCAAGGTCGGCGCTCCTGACGAATGCTGGGTTTGGGCTGGATCTACGAGCGAGAGCGGTTATGGCAAGCTGATTGACAGCTCTCAGGCCAAACGCCGACACCTCACGACCCATCGGGTGAGCTATGAAATCCACTATGGGCCGATCCCGCCTGGGGGGCTTGTTTGCCACCACTGCGACAACCCTGCGTGTGTGAATCCGGCTCATCTTTTTGCCGGGATGGCCCGCGACAACTGTCTCGACATGATCGCCAAGGGGCGTGACCGGATTGTAGGCGAACGGCACAATCGCGCAAAGCTCAGAGCCGAAGATGTGAAGGCAATCCGTGCTATCGAGGGGATGTGTCAGAAGGACATCGCGGCGGCCTTTGGCATCAATCAGCCGCAGGTGTCGGCGATCCGGCGAGGCGCCGCTTGGCGGAGCCCGACGCCATGACCAGCAGGCGAATCAACGTGAAGGAGGCGGCTGCATATCTTGGCGTCAGCAAGTCGGCGCTGGACAAGTGGCGCATGTCTCCGGAGGCCCGTGCTTATCAGCATCAGCATTATGGATGGGCGGCCACTGACGGGCCTCCATTTATCAGGATTGGCAGGCGGATCGTCTACGATACCGCCAACCTCGATCAGTGGATGGGGGTTGCACAAAACTCTGCACAAAACCCTGCACAAAACCCTGACGTGTGGGACGTCGGGCCATGATGCCCTTCGGCCAGTTCGCCCCCGACGCGTTTTTGCTCGACAGCCAGCTGGCCGGGGATGCCCGCGGCGTCCTGCCGGGCGCCAATTCCTATCTGCCGTGGCCGAGCCTGGTCGCGGTTTCCAACCCGCTGCCGGCCCCCTGCTTCGGCTTCACCATGTTCCGCACCACGGCAGGCGGCTTTGGCGTCATCGCCGGCACGCAGACCAGGCTCTACCGCTACGACACCGCCGGGACGCCATGGACTGAGATCGGCAGCGGCTACAGTGTCCCGGTCGATGAGAAATGGAATTTCCAGCAGTTCGGCAACTTCATGCACATGACGAACGCCAGCAACGGGCTGCTGCAATATGACGTCGACCTTGGCGGTGCTGTCGTGCCGAATCCCGGATCGCCGCCGGCCGCCCGCTACATTGTCGCCTGGGGCGACCAGCTGATGCTTGGCGGGCTGACCAACTTCCCGAATTACATCTGGCTCAGCGGGCGCAACAATCCCGACTGGTGGGAGCTCGGCGAGATGGATTGCACACGGCAGCTCCTGCCGGATGGCGGCCGGGTCACCGGCTTGTCGCCGATGGAAACCGGACTGATCTTCCAGGAAGGGATGGTGCGAAAAATCCTGCCGGTCGCCAATGACGCGATCTTCACCATCTCGAAGATCGAGCAATCCCGCGGCCTCGTTGCTCCGGACAGCCTCGTGATCCTGGCTAATGTCGCCTATTACCTCAGCGAAGAGGGCTGGATGGCGACCGATGGCTCGGGCGCGTCGAAGCGGATCGGCGTCGATCGCATCGACGCCTGGTTCAAGGAAGGCTCCAACCAGTCGCGGCTTTCGGTCATCCAGGGGACCACCGACCCCGAGCGGTCGCGCATCTACTGGATCATTCCAGGGCCCGGCAACGGCACCGACCAGACGCTTGACTTCATCCTCTGCTACGACGTCCAGGCCGACAAATGGACGGGCGCCGAGGTGCGGACGCAGGCGATCCAGGCGGCGCAGGTGCCGAGCTATACGATGGATAATCTGTCGGTACTGCTGGCCTCGATGGGCCTGGGCGACGATCTCGACCAGGTGCCGTTCAGCCTCGACAGCCGGTTTCTGGTTGCCGGCGGGACGACCATGGCGGCGTTCACCGCCGACAACCGCCTGGCGTTCTTCAACGGCCCGCCGATGAAGGCGATCATCGAGACTGCCGACTTTCAGCCGGTGCCAGGCAAGCGCGGCTTCGTCAAGGGCTGCCAGCCATTCACCGACGCGGCGGCGGCGACCATTGCGGTGGGCCGCAAGGAGCGGCCTTCCGATGCGACGGTATGGACGGCCGAGCGGCCGATCGATCGCCGCGGGTGGGCCTGGATGCGGTCGATGGGACGCATTCAGCGGGTGCGGATGACGATCCCGGCGGGGGCTGCATGGTCGCACGCGCAGGGCATAGAACTGGCCATGAAACCGGATGGAGCGAGATGACGCAGATTGTCAATCAGGGGATCAACACGTCGACCGAGGACGCGGTAAGGGATGTGCTCAAGGAGCGCATTGATCGCCTGGAGAAGCGCCCGGTGGTGCCGATGCCCGAGCGGCCGGCGCATCCGGCGAGCGGCCAGACCGTGGTGCCGCATGACTGGATCATCCGGGCCAGCATGCTCGCCGACGCGGTGCGCAGCGATAATGTCCCATTGGCGAAGCTTGCGCTCAAGCATTGGGACGGTCGGGCTGACTAGATGGCGGCGGTCTTCCCGGCGGCCAAATACCGGAGCGTCGGCGTCAACCTCACCGGGACGACCGTGACCACCATCATCACCGTGCCCGACGAGGCGGCCTATGACGTGGTGTGGATCGCCGTCGCCGACGCCACTGGCCATCCGGTCGACTGCCTGATCGAGTGGGTCGACGACTCCGCGGCGACGAACTACGCCCTGCCCAAGGCGGCCACCGAGGGCTTCATCGAGTGCATGCCGTTGCGCCTGACGCATGGTGACCAGCTTCAGGTGACCGGCGCCGCCGGCTCAGATGTTACGGTGACCTACATTGAATATCCGGTCAGACCGGCAGGCACATGATCTCCAGGTCGGGTTCTACCAGTACACCGACGTCGCGGCCGCCTGGCCGGCGCTCGCCGAGTGGATTGAGCTCGGATGCTCTCGGCTGTCAGGCGAACTGACGCCGGACTGGATTCGCGATCTCGCCATCAAGGGTCTTGCCTGGATCTTCGAGGTCCGCGGGGCTGACGGCAAGCCGCAGGGCGTCCTCGTCCTCGAGGTCCGCGACTGGCCTTCCGGCGAGCGGGTGGCGCAGATCCTCCTGCTTGCCGGCAAAGATATGTATCGCTGGCTGCACTTCCTCGACGACATCGAGCAGTTCGTGAAGCTTAACGGCATCAGCCGGATTCGATTCGAGGGGCGCTTCGGCTGGGAGCGGGCGCTCAAGGATTACCGCCCGGTAAGGACGGTCATGGAAAAGGTGCTTTAGCTATGGGCGGGACATCGACAACCACGCCAACCACGACGGAACCCTGGCAGCCGACGCAGGACGCGTTGATGAGCAATGTCGGGTCGGCGCAGGAACTGGTGAAGCAGGGGGTCGGCTATAACCCGGCCAGTTTCGACCTTCTGTACACGCCGCAGAACTGGTGGACGCAGCAGGGTCAGCAACAGCTTGGCAATGTCGCGGCGCGCGGCGACGAGCTCGGCCAGAACGCCTATGGGCAGAACAACGCCCTGGCGGCGTCGGGGGGCATCCAGAACTGGCAGCAGCCTTCCCTGCAGAGCCTCAGCAATATCGCTACCGGGGCCAACCGCATCGACACTGGCGACCTCTACCGACAGATGGCTGGTGGCGGTGGCATCGACGCCACCGGTATGTACAATCTCTACGGCCAGATCCAGGGCACGCCGGGCGCCAATCAGCAGAATCTCGGCGGCCTCGCATCTGGCAATGAGGGGATCAACTACAGCGGGCTGATGCCCCTTTATAACCAGGCTCAGCAACCGGGCGCGGCGCAGTTTGGCCTGACCGATATTGCCATGGGGAGACAGCTCGACCCCCAGAACGATCCCTATTACTCCAGGGCCCTTGACACCGAGAGCCAGAGGACCGCCGACCAGGCCAACCGGGCCTTTTCGAATATGGGTCGCTATGGCTCGGATGTTCATGAGCGTGGCGTTACCGAGGCGGTCGGCAATGTCCGCACCAATGCTCTCAACGAGCAGTACGGGCGCAACCAGGCTCTGCAGCAGCAGGCGGCCGGGCTGATTTCCAACGAACAGCTAGGGCGGCAGGCCCAGCAGGCAGGCATCCTCGGCCAGATCATCGGGGCGCAGCAGCAGAACATCGGCAACCGGATGGGCGCTTCCGGGCAGATCGCCAACGAGCAGCAGGGCAGGTTCGGCCAGCAGGCGGGGCTTCTCGGCCAGATCGCCGGGGCGCAGGGCCAGAACTTCGGCAACCAGCTGCAGGCCATCCAGGGCCTGACGCAGACCCAGGGCGCCAATCTCGCCAACCAGGCGGGGGCGGCCCAAGGGATCAACAGCGCCGCCGGCCAGACGGCGAACATCCTCGGCAACCTCGGCCAGAACGCCTCGACGCTTTACGGCAACCTCTCCAACCCAGCCCGCCTCGCCCTGGAGACCGGCAAGATCGGCGAGGGCTACGACACGCAGATGCGGCAGTCGCTGCTGGACATCTACAACCAGGGGCAACAGGCGCCGTGGCAGCGGCTGTCGGCGGCGAATGCGATTTACGGGCTGGGCGGCTCGCTGGGCCAGTTCAACACCAAGACATCGACGGTGCCGGGCAATGCCAACGGTGTCGGCGACATGCTCGGCAGCCTGTTCAAGCTGGCGCCGATGTTCGGGCTGTGAGGTAGATCGCCATGGCTTACGGTGGGCTTCTCGACATCCTGCAGGGCATCCTCGGCCAGCAGGGACAGGGCTACGGCCAAGGCCAGGACCAGGGCAGCGGCATCCTGGGGATGATGGCGCAGCGGCAGCAGCAGGTGCCGACTAATCTGGCGACCGATAACGTTTATGGGCAGGGGTTGCTTGGTCAAGCAGGCAACGACCGACTGCTGGGTGCCGACCTTGGCAACACCGGGGCCGATCGGCTTGGCGCGCCTGCCTCGGGGCTAGCCGACTATAGCGGCGGCCAAGGCACTGACACGCTTGGTCTTGGCGGGGCCGCAGCAGTTCCTGCACCTGCGGCGACGGCCACAAATACGGCAGCGCCTGCCGCTCAAGGCGGCGGCTTGCTCAGCGGCCTGTTCGGCGGCGGCGGGGGCACAGCTGGCGGTGCGGGTCTCGCCGGCCTCGGCGGATGGGTTCAGAAGAACCCGGCGGCGATCGACGCCCTGGTCACCGGCTTTGCCAACATCGGCAACAAGAACGTCGGCAATCCCTTCCTTTACGGGGCGTCGCAGGCGGCACCGGAGTTCAAGGAGCAGAAAGCGCGGGACGAGCTCGAAAGCCGGCAGGAAGCGATGAAGTCGGCGATGCTGAAGCTCGGCTATCCGGCTGAGCTGGCTGCGGCGGCCGGGAAGATTCCCGAGCTTGGGACGACCGTCATTTCCCAGGCGCTGAAGCCGCGGGAGGCCAAGGACGCGCCGGCGCTCATGCAGGAATACCAGTATGCCGTGAGCCAGGGCTTCAAGGGTTCGCTCTTCGATTATCAGAAGGAATTGAGGCAAGCAGGCGCCACGACAGTTACCATTCCTCCCGATCGCGAGAAGTTGTCGCCCGGCTATCGCTGGGTGGACCCGAACGATATCAGCAAGGGTGAGGTACCGGTTACTGGCGGCCCTGCCGAGCAGATGCCGGCTGAACTCGCCGCCCGTGTCGGCCTCGCCAAGGATGCCTTGAAGAAGCTGGACACGGTCGAGCAGGCGGCCAAGGAAGGCGTAATGACCGGCCCGATCGATTACACGACCGGCACCGTTCTAGGCCGCGGCAAGGCTGGAGAGATGTCGCGTGAACTCAACGCCGGGTCGGAGGCACTGGTTCGCATGCTCACCGGTGCCGGCATGAATGCGAGCGAGGCGAAGCGGGAGGCCAGCCAGTATCTGGTGCAGCCCACCGATAATGCGGAAACGCTGGCCAACAAGGTTTCGCAGCTGAAGCGCCGCCTGCAGGCGACGATCGTCGAGGCGACGCGCGGGAGAGGCGGCGTCAACCCGGCATCGCAGACGACTGGTGATCCGGCAGGGATACGCTGATGCCAAGGCCGATAGACGATGCTCGGGTTAATCTTCCGCAATACAACAATCTAAGCGACGATCAGTTTGCCGAGGTTTTGCATAAGAAATTCTACTCCGACATGTCGCGCGAGGAGGCCGATTCCAAGCTCGGCATCTCGCGATTGTCGGCTGTTGGGCCTTTCGGCGAAGGCACTGCGCCGCAGGAAGATTCGCCGCTCAAGACGGCGATGGAACAGAAGATCATTGAGCGAAACGACCCCGGTCTTCTCGACACGATCCTCCGCGGTGCCGGCAATCAGTTCAATCTCGGCTTCGGCCCCCAGGTTCGATCCGGCATCAAGACGGGGTTCGGGCTTCTCGGCGATTATGACAAGGCGCTTGAGGAGGACCGCGCAAAATACGAAGGCGGCAAGGCGGCGCATCCGGGTGCCGCAATAGCGTCGGAGGTCGGCGGCGCTGTGGGATCAGCGTTGCTTGCGCCCGAGTTCCAGCTCGCTCGTGCGGCTCCCATCGTTCAGGGCCTCGGGAAGCTTCTGCCGAGGGCGGTCCCAAGGCTTACTCGCGCCACTCAGCCGGCAGCAACGATCGGCGAGCGCCTGAACCGGGCAGCGACAACCGGCGGCATTTATGGCGGCATCTCGGGTGTCGGCAATGCCCAGGCTGATAATCCACAAGATGCGCTGCTGGGCGGCGGCATCGGTGCGGCGACCGGCGCCGTGCTGGGGCCGGCGGTGTCGGGAGCGGTGTCGGGACTTGGCGCTGGCGCCCGGTGGGCCGCCGACCGTGCGCGGAGTGTGCTCGGCCCGGAGGGGCAGGCGCAACGCCTCGTGACCCGCGCCCTGGAGCAGGATCGAGTCGGGCGTGACTTAGCGGCTGGGCTGCCTCCGAAAGCCGATGAGGCAGTACAGGAGGCTCAGCAACGGCTTGGAACGGCGCTCGATCAGGGGCAGCCGGCGATCATCGCCGATGTCGGTGACACTGCGACACGAAGTCTTGCGCGGACGGCAGCCAACGTCTCGCCGGTCTCCAGGCAGGCGGTCGAGAACGTCACCGAGCCGCGGTTCAACCAGCAGGGGACCAGGGTCGCCGGGTTCATTCAGAACCTCACCGGGGCAGGCGGCGATACGACTGCAACTCGGGAAGCCGTTCAAGCGGCGGCACGCCGGGCCAACCGGCCAGCTTATGCCCGTGCTTATGCTGAGGGCGAGGCCGGTGTCTGGACCTCGGAACTGGAGGGGCTTACGGCCGCACCGGCGGTGCAGGATGCGGTGCGCGGAGCGGTCAAGACTGGCGCTAACCGAGCTGCTGCCGAGGGGTTTCGGCCGCCGCGGAATCCTTTCATCCAGGCTGAGGATGGAACACTGCAGCTCGCACCCGGCGTAAGGCCGACGCTGCAGTTCTGGGACCATGTCAAGCGCAATCTCGACGGCGCGATTGGCGTGGCACAGAGGGCAGGAGACAACACTAAGGCGGGTGAGCTGCAAGATCTGCGCACGGCGCTTCTGCAACAACTCGACGCTGCGGCGCCGTCCTATCGGGGCGCCCGGCAAGGCGCTGCGGGCTACTTCGGCATGGATGACGCGCTTGATGTTGGCCGGAACTTGGCTCGCGGCATCAAGATGGAATATCCCGACATCGCTCGCGGCCTGGCCGGCATGAACGAGGCCGAGCGCCGGCTGGCGCGTGAGGGCTATGTTAATAGCGTGATGGACCAACTTACCGACATCCGCGATCGGCGAGATGTAGTGAACGCTTTGCCGGCATTCTCGACCGAGAAGGGTCGTCGCGTGGCGAACATGATTCTCGGCGCTGACAATGCCGCACGGCTTGAGGATTTCATCCACGTTGAAAATATCATGAACCGGACCCGGCAGGAGGTGTCGGGCAACTCGACGACCGCCCGGCAGCAATTTCTTCAGCGAAGCCTCGGGGTGACGACGGAGGGCACTTTAGCCGGCGGTGCGGCCTTGTATGCGGGTCAAGGCGATCTCAGTGACCCCAAGACCTATCTGGCGCCATTACTCGTCATGGGAGCGCGCCGGGCCGGTCAGTATTTCGATCGGCGGGTGATGGAGCAGGTCGGCCGGCTACTGGCCTCGGACGACCCGCAGCAGCTCAATCAGGGCCTGCGAATTGTGGCCCGAAATCAAGGCGTGCGTCAGGCGCTGAATTATGTCGATCAGATGCTGCAGCGGCCGGCGGTCACGAATCCAGCAGCGCAGCAGGGTCTGCAGCAGTAGGGACGACCTCGGCCTCGACCCGCTCCAGCCGCTCGTCGATGTCGTTCAGCCGCTTCTGGATCGAGTCCAGAGCATCGACGACGCGATCCAGCCGGGCGGTGAAGTGCTTTTCAAAATTGACCAGACTGCCGCTCTGATCAGTGAATTGCCGCGACAGGCGGGCGTCCATCTGGGCGATCTGGTCAGTGAGCAGGTGGAAGATTTCCGCGAATGTGAGGTCGTTCATGGTCGCCATGCTTGACGCAAGCAAGCCTCGGCCGCAACCGCGTCTTTAGAGGGAATCCCGATGGCATCATCGCAGCGTGAGGGCATCACCATCAGCACACGCGACCTCGACCTGATCGCCCGTGTCGTAGCGTCGGAAACCCCGAACAGTTGGCTCCGCAGCGAATCCGGCGCGAACGGCGTCAAGGGCGTCATTGACGTCATTCTCAACCGGGCAAGCTCGGGCAGCTATCCGAGCAGCATCGAAGACGTGCTGAACCAAAAGGGGCAGTTCTCGGCGGTTTCAGGCAACAAGAACGCAGCTGGTTCGGCCGATCGGTTGGGACGGCCATCAAAAGAGATGTCCGAGTTCGTTACTGGCTATATCCGCGATCGCGCCAATGGGGCGCCTTCGGCGGTTGGCGGTGCGCTCAACTTTGCTAATCCGCACTATTCAGATCCTCGCAACCTCTCCTGGATCAACGCCATGGAGCGGAATGGTGGCCAAACTTTCGGCCGCGGCGGCAAGGATATTCACGTTTACGGCACAGCACCGGGCGCGCGGTCGCATGAGGCGACCAATATCCGCCTGACGCGGGATATCTCATCGCCTGCTGCTGGTTCCGCCCGTGGGAGAACCCATGTCGCCGACCGCCTGCCCGACAACTGGCCGCGTGGCGGGCCGACCGCTTCCGGCTTCAATGCCGGGATCTTCGACCGTGTCGCCGATCGCGTCCTCCGCTTCGGCAACCCGCAGGCGCTTGGCGCGCCGCCGCAGCGCAACGTTGTGCAGGAAATGTTCGACAAAATTGGTCGTGGCCGGGCGGGCGTGCGCAGCGATGCCGTGCCGCCGAGCACGCAGCAGCGCCAGGCGACCTTGCGGCAGGGCATGGAAGGCCCGCAGGTCAAGGCGCTGCAGCAGGATCTGATCCGCGCCGGCCTCCTTGAGCTGAAAGACGCGGACGGCAAGTTCGGGCCGCAGACGGCGGCGGCGGTGCGGCAACTGGAGCAGATCAAAGGCTTGCCGACGCAGGATCGCGGCATTGCCGGCCGGGAGGTCTTTGGGGCGCTTCGTGGCGGGCAGATGCCGCCGCCGGTGCCGCAGGCCACACCGACGCAGAGAACGACGGGCACTGCGCCAATCACGCCGGTCGAGCGCGGTCCCGCGCTTAATCCCCCAGCCATCCCACCGCCATCCCCCACCCCGGCCACCACATCTGGATGGACCCCGCCAGCTTCTCTCTCCAAGGAACGGCCGGCTGGGACGGGCACGATGGCTCCTGGCGCCACCACGTGGCTGCATGGCGGGCCGAGTGCATCTACCGCTGCTCCCCCACCCATCCCACCGCCATCCCCCTCTCCATCCCCCACCAACTGGTCGTTGCCGGCTTACGGCGGGGCTGTTCCAGGCCCAGGGCCTCATCTCCCGAACACGGACGTCCAGCGAACCATCGCGGCCGAGATTGCGGCTACGCCGGCAGCAGGCCAGCGCGTCGCCAATCAAGCGCGCGATTTCGGGCCGCTCGGCGCTCAGTCGCTTACCCCCCAGTCGTTCCCGGATGCTTTTGCACCGGCAGCACGGACCTCAGGTATCCAGACTGGCCCGACGGCAAATCCGGCGCAGTTCCAGCCGCCGACATTGCCGCCGCAGTTCGGCCCCAACCCGCCACCGGGAGCCGCACAAGCACTTGGTGCCCAGCCAGCAACGCCGCCCATGTCGCCAGGGAGCGGCATGCTGGCATCGCAGGAGGCACGCCCGTCGATCAGGCCGGATGCCCTGGGGCCGCCGGGAGGCGCCGCCAACTATGCGCCGCGCGACATCGGCGCGCTGGCCCGCGGCATCGAGTCTCCGATGTTCAACCCGCCGCAGTCGACGCCGCAATTCCCTGCTACCGGATGGGCAGGCGCCCCAGGTGCGCCACCTTCGCCATCGCCGCAGCTCGGCCCGACGATCGCCGCCGCCAATGCTGCCTTTGGCGGGGGCATCCCGACGATCGGGGCGGCAACGGCGGCGCCTCCTGCGACGACACAGCGCGAAGTCCCGGACGAGCAGCGGAAGGCCGAGCTGCAGAAGGCGATAACGGAGCGCATTGAGGATATGCGGACCGGAGCTGCCCCGCCCACTGCCGTCATGGCTGCGGCTGCGGGACAACCGCCCCCTGATTTCGGTCTTGGGCAGACAACCATCGGCACAGCCAACGACCCGTTCCCCAATTTCCCGACGCCGGGCCTGACATCTGTCGGCGATCGCGCCAATGAGCCGCGTCCCAGCCAATACGAGGCGCCGACCGGGGCTTTCCTCGGGGACATCCCCACCGTCGCGCCACCGCCCATGGAAAGCATCGTCCAGCCGCAGATCGACCAGGGCGGCCAGGGCCTCCTTGGCGGGCAGGGCCTCGGCGACCAGACGCCGGTCGAAGGGCCGGCTGCCGGCCGGTCTGACGCCCAAGGCGTCCTCGACGCCATCAGCCAGGCTGATTTCACCGGCGTCAACCAGCAGGATCAGCAGCCGGGCGGCGACCAGGGCGCAACAGCATCGGCGGCGAGCGGCGACAACCCATTCACATCCGCCCAGACTGCCGAGCAGCAGGGCATCCTGGCCATGCTCGAAGAGATGTTCGGCTCAGGGAGCACCAGATGACCAATCCGCTTTCCTGGTCGACGACCGCCGCCTCGAACACCAGCGTCGCCGGCGTCTCGATCGCCGAGGGCTGGGCGCCGGCCTCGGTCAACAATGCCCTGCGCGGCATGATGGCCGACCTCAGCAAGTTCATCAAAGACAGCAGCGGCGACCTTGTCACCTCGGGCGCCGGCACCAACTTCTATTCGATCAATTCGAACATGGACCTGACAGCCTACGCCAAGCCGATCCTGCTGCTGGCGCGGGCGCACCAGACCAACACAGGGCCGTCTTCGATGTCGGTCGACGGCCTCGGCACCCGATCGATCAAGCGCACCAGCGGCGCCGTCCTGACTGCTGGCGATATCGTCCTCGGCGGGATGTATTTCTTCACTTACGACCCCGTTACCGACGTCTTCTTTCTCATGAACCCGACCGGCGCCGGGGTCATCACCTCGACGATCCCGGTCGCCTTTGGCGGCACCGGAATCACCAGTTACGCCATCGGCGACATGATCTACGCCTCGGCGGCGACGGTGCTGTCGCATGTGCCGGCGGCGGCGACAGGTAACGTCCTGCTCTCGGGAACGGCGCCATCGTGGAACAAGGTGACGCTCACCGGCCATGTGTCGGGCGTCCTGCCGATCGCCAATGGCGGCACTGCCGCCGCCGACGTGACTAACGCCCGGATCAATCTCGGCCTCGTCATCGGCACCAACGTCCAGGCGTTCGACGCGACGCTCAGCGGCCTCGCCGGTCTGACCACCGCATCTGACCAGGCGATCTATTCCACCGGCGTCAACACTTTCGCCATGACCGGGTTCACCAGCTATGGGCGGTCGCTGGTCGACGACGTCGATGCCGCGGCGGCGAGGACGACGCTCGGCCTGGGGACCATGGCGACGCAGGCGGCGAGCGCGGTGGCGATCACCGGCGGCAGCATCGACGTCCCGACGCTCAAGGTGAGCGGCGTTGCCGTGCCGACCCAGAGCACTGCCAACATCTGGACAGCGGCGCAGACCGTCACGCTGGCGACCGCGGCAGCAGTGCCGCTGACGCTGACCTCAACCGAAGCGGGAGCGGCAGTCGGCCCGACCCTGAACCTCTTCCGGGATTCCGTGTCGCCCTTCACCGCCGACGTCGCCGGTGCGGTGACGTTCACGGCCCGGAACAGCGCCAACGCGGTCGTCGGCTATGGCAGCATCCAGTCGGTTCTGGCCGATGTGACCGGCGGCTCGGAGGATGGCCGCATCAATGTCGCCACAGTCATCAACGGCTCGTCCGTCATCGTGGCGCAGTTCGGGCCCGGCCTGGTGGTCGGCGCACCGACCGGCGGCGACAAGGGTGTCGGCACGATCAACGCGACCGGCGTTTACGACGACAACACGCTGTTGACCGGCTACGTGCTGGAGGCCGCCCTCGACGGCGCCATCGACAAGCCGAAATGGGACAAGATTGGCATCCGCGGCGTCCATGAGCCGATGCGGCGCTTTTCCGCCATGGTGGAGACAGGGTCTCGCAATCCGCTAACCATCGACGGATTCAGCGATTTCTGGAAAACCTATCGGCATCTCCCATCTTTGCCTGATGAGGAGCAGCCGTCGCTGCTTGAGCAGCCGTCGACCGGGCAATGGATTCAGATGCTGGTCGAAACGGTGGAGCTGCTGGCGGTGCATGTCGATGGGCTGAACGAGCGGCTGAACAGGTTGGAGCCGCAGTCGGTATATGGAGGGAAGTAATGGATCAGGCTGCGATCATCCGCGAGCTCGAGGAGCAGCGAAACATGATGTCATCGCGGGCGGCGCAGTTCGCCGGCATCGCGGCGTCGCTGGGCGCCGAGATCGAGGTGCTCAAGGGCAAGTTGAAAAAGGCCGAGGCGGATGTCGACCGCGACCTGGACGGGATCGTGTCGGCCTATGAGGCCAAGGTTGCCGAGATGCGCGAGCGGATCACCGAGAACGAGGTCGACGCCGCCAACGCCGAGTTCGTTGCCGGCGGCGGGGTGATGAACAACTGGTCCGAGGGCGCTCCACGGGAGCCCGAGGCGATCGTCGAGGGGGCGGCGTTCAAGGCGGCGTGATGCTCATGGCGCATTGGATGAAGGCGGCCGCCTGCTCGGCATTGATTGCATTGCCATAACCGCGCAGTCGTCCCACTCGGGCGGGAGCCCCATGAGCCAGCGGGAATGTGCCGGGTTCAACTGGCCGAGCTTTGCCGTCTTGGCAGGAGATCCAGTCGGCGTCGGACCAGAAGCTAGCCACACCTGCCGACCGAGGAGGCCATTGACCGGCACCGTTCCCACCGACCCGCCGTCCTTGTGGTCGCGGGTTGTCGGCGTCGCCCAGGAGGCCATCTTTGCCGCTCCCGGCAGCTTCAGCGCCGGCTTGTCGTGGTCGCCGCGGCTGTAGCTGTAATCGCTCGCCTTGGCGTTGTTCACCACCGGCATCGGCCATCCAGTAAAGCCGCTGCCGGATATGCGGCGCGCCAACGCTGCAAGCCGGGAAAGACACCGCCCCGAAGGCGTAACCCAGGGCTTCCAGGTCAGTCGAAACAAGGTCGATCCACGGCCCCGCAACGTCTCCCGCAACCTGCTCTCCAAGCACCGTTGGAGGGCGGCACTCCGAGATGAGCCAATGCCAGGCAGGCCACAGGTGCCGCTCGTCATCAAACCCTGCTCCGCGGCCTGCCGCGCTGAAAGGCTGGCATGGGCAGGAACCGGTCCACACGGGCTGGTCGTCGGGCCATCCAGCTTGTCGAAGAGCGTAGGCCCAGACGCCGATGCCGGCGAAGAAATGACATTGGCTATAGCCGGCGAGGTCGGCTGGGCTGATATCGCGGATGTCGCGCTGGTCCACGTCTCCGGGTGGAAGATATCCGGCTGCAACGAGGTTGCGGAGCCACGCCGCAGCGAATGGATCAATCTCGTTGTAGAGGACTCGGCCATTCATGCTCCCGGAACGTCCAATGAACGCTGTGTCAAATTTGGGCTCGTCGTATCCTGCTTGTTCTTGATTCCTGCCGTTTCGACCTGCATGGACATGCAAGCAAAACGAGGCAGGACTTGAGATTTTCCGCGGGTTTCCCTACACCAACCGATGGCCGCCTCTGGCCCTTGCGGAGGAGTTTACGTAATATGGTAAGCTGTTGTCTCATATACGCTTTCTGCGTATGAGATATGGTTTTGTGTCGGATTTTGTGCCACTGATCCTGTCCGCTAGCGTGTCATCCTCGGCGGCGTGCCCGTAGGTCGCGAAGACGTGCGCCGGGCTCTTCCACCCGCCCAGTTTCGCCACCGTCACCACATCGACGCCGGCCTGCAGCATCGCCGTAGCGAAACCATGCCGGCAGGCATGGAATGACAGCGGCTTGATCTCTGCCCGTGTGATCGCTGCATCCCACCTCGGCAAGGCGTTCTCTCGTGAGAGATAACCGAACACCCGGCCGTTCGGCTGCTGGTCGATGTTGGCTATTGCGGCGACAAGGACGGGCGGCAGGTGGGCTCGGCGCTCGGCGCCTATCTTGGTCTGCCGGATCAGCGCGCGGGCATTGGGGAGGCTTACATCAGCCCAGCGAAGGCTGGTCGCCTCGGTGATCCGAGCGCCGGTCAGGAACATGAAGCAGGCAAGGGCGCCGAGATGCGGCGAGGCATGCGCCATGAACGCCTCGATCCAAAGCCAGGTCGCCGGTTCCTTCTCGTGTTTGACGACCGGGAAGCGCCGCATCCGCACGATGGGCGGGCAGAGGTCGTGGTCGGCAGCGTGGTTGATGATCGCCTGCGTCGGGACCAGGACATGGCGGTTCCGGGTCGCGCCCGAAGCATTGGGATAAAGGGTCTTTGCCGATTCCCGGATAGCGCCGGTCGTGATGTCCTTCACGCGGGTGTCGCGCCAATAATCCTCGATCTTGTCGAGGAAGCGGGTCGGCTTGCCTGCCCTTCGGTAGAGAATGGCGGCTTGGGCGAACGTCAGAACGGCTTCGGGTCCATCGAGACGACTTTGCCATTGCTTCGCCGCGGCTTCGTCGGCGATGCGGCGCGCGATTGCCTGGTCCTCAGTACGCGTAGAGCCGCGTAGTCGCCGGCCGGCAACGGTGCCTCGGTAGTACCAGACCTCGCCACGCTTGAAGAGTGTGAGGGACATGGCTTTGTCGCCTTCAAGAGGGTGCGGACGTCGTCTTCGGTGAGCACCATAGTCTTGCCGATGACGCTGCAGGCGCCAAGGTCGCGGGCCAACTTGCGCAAAGTCCTTTCGGGGCAACCAAGCTGGGCGGCGACGGCTGCCGGCGTGAGGAATGTCATTCTATGTTACCCGCAGGAAGGCGGCGAGGAGGGCGAGGGCGGGGGTTGCCGCTCTCGCTCGGCATCTGCGAGCCGGGCGCGGAGGGCGTCGATCTCGTCGGCGGCCTCCATGCAATCCTGTCGCCCTCCCGGCGTTTGACTGATGGCAAGATTGCGCAGCCGCGCCACGATGTCATTCGGTTCGCTCATTCCCGGTCCTCCAAAGCTAGTGATTGACCATGGTAAAGTCCGGCCATGTAGACGCGGAGGAGCAGATCATCGCCGCGCCCCTCCACCACAGAGCGGGCGGTTACGCGTCGGACGATATCCCGTAATCCATTAGCCATTTGCCTGTCCAACTCATGCGGCTGGATTGGCGCTGTCAGGGCGGTCATCAGATAGCGTCCGTGATGACGAGGATGGCGACCAGGATGGTGACGACGATGGCGGTGGCGACGATCGCCGGGGCGAAGAGGGAGTACCAGTCCATGGTCATGATCCAAAGTTGAAGGGGCGCAGGGAAACCGGGGTCATGTGGTGCCGTACAGACCCTGGCTTGTCGGCCGTCGCCTATCCCTGCGCTTTCATGGCGGCCTAGCGGCAGTAGACGGTGTTGCCGATCGTCTGGCATTGCACCGTTGGCTGGCCATAGCCGGGGTTGATGTATTGCTGGTTGCCATAGGTCTGCGAGCTGTAGCCGTTCGGCCCGTAGGTCTGGTTGCCGTAGGTCTGATAAGTACCCTGCGGCGTGACGGTGGTCCGCGGCGGGGTATAGGTTTGATAAGAGTTGCCGCCTCCATAAGTCCTCGTTTGCGCAGAGGCTTGTGTGGCGATGACGAGTAACAGCACAGTCGTAAATGTCAGCATTGCAGTTGTCGTGGTCATGGTTCGGTTTCTCCGGTTTGCAGTAAGCCGCATGTTCAAAAGCCGTCTTCTTCGAGGTTGAAAAGATCGGTGAGAGCCTCCTGGCGGGTGGCGCCGTAGCCGTAGGGGCCGGCCTCTTCCTGGCCGTCGCGGTAGGCTGTCCAGTCGTAGTTTCTGATCGGGATCGCCGGCGGGTCGTAGATGGTGATGACATCGGGAAGCTCGGGCGCCTCGTCATCAGGCGGCTCGAACTCCTGAAACATCTCGTCGTCGGGGCTGCGGGTCTTCCAGTGGTCATAGCGGGATCGCAGCATCACAGCCTCACCGTGTCGGTTGCTTCGAGCTGGGTGCGGACTTCCGGGGCGAGGCCGCAGGCGTCCCAGTATTCGCGCTGGAGGCGGGCAGCCTCGATGCGGTCGGACGGGCGGCGGGAATAGCGCAGGACAATGATGCGGGCCTCGATGCGGGCCGCCTGGGCCTCGGTGGGCTTTTTCATCACGCGTTCTCCTCCTTGAAAGGAATCCCGGCGGCGCGCATCGAACTGGCCAGCTCAGACATGGCCGTGGGCGCCTTGGCAGGCTCGCGGTCGGCCCACACCCGCAGGAGTGAGCGGCGGCATCCCTCAAGCTCCTGGCGGGCGTACATGAGGTAACGCATGGCGTCGTCGAGGTCGTCGACATCGACGAGGTTGACGAACATGCTCTCGCGAGCAACGCCGAGTTCGGCTTCGAAGGCCGTCAGTTCGGCGAGCATGCGCTCGAGGCGGATCGAGGCGGTAAGCTGGGTGCGGAGGGCGGAGAGGGTCGTGGGCATCTGCGGTCTCCATCGGGGTTCCGATGGGCATAACGTGGAGGACATCCACAGCAGTGTCAACAGAAAAGTGTATGACATCCACGCAGAAAAATTAGCGGTGCTGTTAAGAGCCGGTCTTTAGCAAGGCGTCGACGATACGAAGCACCTGCGCTTTTTGCTCTGCCGACGCCGTTCGGAGATGGTCGGTAATCGACCAGACAGCATCAATATTTCCCGGATTGCGGGTTACTAGATCGGCCACGGTGCAGCCATACGCATCCGCAGCCGCTTCCATAAACTGTTGCCCATAAGGGCTTTTCCGGTTTTCGATCTTCGACAATTGAGTTCGCGAGATGCCGAGCCGGGAAGCAGCTTCCTCCTGGCTGAGGTTTCGGAACTCCCGCCACTCCTTGAGAAAATGACGCTGCAGCGGACGCTTGGGATGCGAGACAGATGGCATAGCCGAATGTCCCGCCGCACCACGGCCTCGATCTACGCCATAGCATGAACATACGTGCTTGACATCCACGTGGAGGATATCCACTATCACATGCATGACATTCCACGAATGGGCCGCTCAGTCCGGCAAAACCGACGATTGGATCGCTGCGCAGGTCGGACGTGATCGATCTACGATCACGCATGTCCGGAACCGGAATAAGCGCGCGAGCCTGGAACTGGCGGTGGCGCTGAACAGATTGAGCGGCGGTCTGGTTCCGGTAGATGACTTCCTCCTTACTCAGACTGCCGAGGCCGGCGAATGACCGGCGGTCGGGCCTCTCGCATGAAGGGAAGTCGTAGAGAGCTTCAAGCCGTCCGTGTCATGCAGACGGCCGGCCTTGCCGCCGAGAAAACGCCCTTGTCGGGGTCTGTCGGCGGGAAATTTGCCGGCGATATCTCCTGCCCGATCCTTGGCGTCGACCGGCGCTTCGAGGTCAAGGCCCGCGCCTCCGACTTCAGCCTGATCAGACGCTGGTTGGACGAGAATTACGGCCTGATCCTCAAGACCGATCGCAAACCAACCCTGGTCGTCATGCGGCTCGATGACTTCGCCGAGCTGGCCTATGGCGCCGACCGCAAGCGCCTGGAGGCCGCAGAATAATGGACGCGATCGTCAAGAACGCCCATCTGTGGCGGCGCCATCCCGAAGACTTCTACGTCGAGCCAGGTTGGGTTTCGTGGAGGTTATTCGACGTTGAACAGTTCAAGGGGGCAATATGGGATCCAGCTTGCGGAATAGGACGGATCGTCGATTCAGCAAGTCGGAATCATCATTATCTTTCATTCGGGTCTGACATCGTTAAGCGGTCGGACTGGTGTGAGAACGAAATAGATTTCCTCTCTGCCCCTGTTCAAGAGTGGCACGAGATCGTCAGCAATCCACCTTTCGGCATCGCCGACAAATTCATCAAGCACGCCCTTGCCGCTCGCAAGGTGGCGATGCTCCTCCCGACGAAATGGATGAATAGCGCTGCCCGCGGCAAGTGGCTTGAGACCACGCCGCTGAAGCAAGTGTTGCTGCTTGCGCCACGGCCGTCGATGCCGCCTGGCCCGGTGATCGAGGCCGGCGAGAAGCCCGGCAACGGCACCGTCGACTTTGCCTGGTTCGTGTGGGAGCGCGGCTATATCGGCGCACCGACCATCGGGTGGCTGAGGAGAGACGAATGAACCCGTTCGAAGCTTTCGCGAAGAAACACGAACTTATCATCACTTATACAAATTGGCCTGTTCTTGATCATCGTTTTAAATATTGCGCCGCCTATTCGGGCGTCGAGAGATGCGGCTACGGCGCCACCGAAGAAGAAGCTATCGCTGATCTCCTTCGCTTTGATGATGAAGATGCCGAATGAACCCCTTTACCACCCACGGCATCGACCACCTCAGCGCCTCGGCGATCAACCAGTTCGCCGCCAGCCCCGCCATCTTCGTCTTAGAGCGTGTCCTCAAGCGCAAAACGCCTGTCGGCGCCGCCGCCCACCGCGGTTCGGCAGTCGAGGACGGCATCGTCCACGGCCTCACCACCGGCGCGGACGACGACGCCTGCGTCACCTACGCCATGGCATCCTTCGACCGGCGGGCGGCGCTCAGCGGCGACCTCCGCCGCGATACCGAGCGCAAGGCGGTCGGCGACATGGTGAAGACCGGCCTGGCCGAACTCCGCAGTTACGGCGAGCCGACAAGCATCCAGGGCAAGATCGAGCACTCCTTCCCCGACGTCATGGTGCCGCTGATCGGCTTTTATGACACCGAATGGGCCCAGCACGGCATCCTGATCGACATCAAGTCAACCCACCGGATACCGTCCGAGATCTCGACCAGCCATGCCCGCCAGGTCGCCCTTTACCAGACGGCCCGCAGCGATAACGCCGACGCCCGGCTGAGCTACATCTCGCCGAAACGCGCCGCGACCTACCAGCTGGAAAACTTCCGCCGGCACCTCGCCGCCATGGAGCGCATCGCGCTGACCATCCAGCGGTTCCTGAGCATCAGTGCCGATCCGCAAGAGCTGGTGGCGATCGTCGCCCCAGACACTGATTCCTATTACCTCGCAGACCCGAGCGCGCGACAGGCGGCTTTCGATGTCTGGGGTTACTGAACTCGACCCGTGACGGGCGAGAATGACAAGGAGAGAAGCAATGGCACTTGGATTGAACTTCGATAGTAATTCCGGCGATATCATGCCGATCATTAAATACGATGCCCGAGCCGGACGTATGTTTCGGATCGACCGGGAAGATGGCGTCAATACTCCCGAGGACATAACCGACGAGTTCAAAGCCGTCTTCGACTTTGAGAATGTCGAAACCGGCTGGATCGATTTCCAGACCGGTGGAGCCCCGATCTTCACACTGTCCCCATTCGGCACTACGCCGCCGCCATTCCCCGGAGGCAGTGCCAAGCCCGGCGTTAGGGTGATGCTGCGGCTGGCCCAGGATTGTGGCAACGACGTCCGGGAGTTGGCGACAACCGCCAAGGCCGCCCTCCGCGGCATCGACGCCCTGCATACCGCCTATATGGACGCCAAGGACGCCAACCCCGGCAAGCTGCCTGTGGTGGCGATCGAGAAGATCATTCCGATCATCTCCGAAGGCGGCGGTCAGAAGACCACCAATTACTCACCAATCTTCGTCATCATTGGTTGGACCGAACGGCCAAAGGATCTGATCTTCAAAGCCAAGAACCAGCCGAAGCCACAACTGGCGGCCGCCAATGGGACGCATGTTTCAGCCCCGGCGACCGGCTCGACCAAAGTCCCTCCTCCATCAAAAAAATCAAAGCCTGCGATGACCGTCGTGGAAGGCGACTTTGGCTGATGCTGGAGGGCGCCGATCGGGAGAAGTTCCTGAAGCTTCAGGCCCTTTTCGATAGCCCGGTCGAGAGCGAGCGGCTGGCGGCATTATCAGCCGCCAATCGCCTCCTCGAACGCAATAACACGACATGGCGAGACCTCAACGGCCACTCGCCAGTCCCCGTCTCACCGCCACCACCACCGGCATGGTCGCCGGCCGCTGACGCCCCAGCCGAAGAACGAAAACACCTCGGCAAAGAGGCCGCCGACCGGATGTATCTGGTTCTTCAGGAACTGCTGGCTCACAAGCTGACCGCTTGGGAAACCAAGTTCACGACCGACATGATCGCCAAAATAGAAGAATACGAAGGGCGGTCGTTCTTGAGCAGTAAGCAACTCGCGATAATAGAACGCATGTACGACGACTACATATCAAAATAAGGGGTCGGGGTTGAGGTGCGGCAGCCTCCCCGTGATTTCCCATAACCAAAGCCGGCCAGGACGGAACGAAGGATCGTGCCGGCAATCTCCTTTCATCCTGAATTTGCCGGCCCGTCTGACTGGGCCGCCATGTACCGCCGATGCGGCCTGCAGGTGGTCCCGGCGCCATACCCGATGCGCGCTGCCGGCGACAAGCGCCCGGCGCTGCCGGAATGGCGAACCCTGCACGAGGCCCTGGTCACCGACACGGTGTTCGAGCGCTGGTACGCCTACGGTACCGGCACGTACCACAAGAACCCCAATATGGGCGTCATCTGCGGCCATGCCTCGGACAACCTCATGGTCATCGACGCCGACCAGTACAAGTCGGCGACCTCGGGCAACTGGTGGCAGGACGTCATCAGGGTCCATAACCACGGCATCGACCCTGACACCTGGCGGGCGAAGACCGGCGGCGGCGGTACGCATCGATTCTTCAAGGCGCCGATGCATTGGCGCGTGCCGACCAACAGCACCGCCCTCGAGGTCGACATCCGTGGCCAGGGCGGCTTTGCCATGCTGCCGCCCAGCAAGCACCTAAGCGGCAATGATTACGAGTGGATCGACGGCTTCGAGCCGTGGACCACCGAACTCGCCGAAGCGCCGCAATGGCTCCTGGATGCGATCGACGAGCTGGTCGCAAACCATGCCGGCGCCGGCACTGGCGGGACCGCACGTACCACCCATCACGGCCCCGACTTCGATGCCCTCGGTTTCCGGATCAACGGCCGCGAACAGTATATGACGCAAATGGTCTGGGCGGCCTGCGTCAACCTGTGGCGCGACAGCCCGATCATGCCGCATCCGGCCGACCTCGACCGCCTGATGCGAGAGGCATACGCGGTTTATGAGCTCCAGGTTGGAACCCGGCTGAAAGGCGTCGACAGGGATGCCGGCCTGGAGCAGGAGGGACGCGGCATCTCGATGTTCGCCGTCAAGTGGCGACGAGCTCTGTCGAAGTGGGAAGGCAAGATCGCCGAGGACGGCGCCATCCCATCACCGAACCAGCCACCGCCAGGACAGACGCCACCGGGCGCCCCACCGCCACCGCCTGGATCACAGTCGGGATGGTCTGCAGGGCAGTTCAGTGGCACTTCAGACCCGATCCCTGTCGGCAGCATCAAAGGCATCCCCAAGCCGCGAAAGTGGCTGGTGCAGGAATGGATACCAGCCGGCGCTATTACCGCGCTCTACGGCGACGGCGGTACCGGCAAGACCCTCCTCGGCCAGCAGCTTGTCTATGCAGGCGACATCGGCGCCATGTGGCTCGGCATCGAGATGCCAATAACGCGCAGCCTCGCTGTCCTTTGCGAGGACGATATGGATGAACTCCATCGCCGCCATGACGATATCAAGGCCGACCTTGGCCATGCGATCGGCAATCCCTTCACAAGATCATGGGTCTGGCCGCGGGTTGGCAGTGACAACATCCTGGTGACGTTCGACCGCGACAACCGGCCGAACGTTTCGGCCTTTTTCTTCCTGATCAAAAAGCACGTCCTCGACAAGCAGATAGAGCTTTTGGTGCTCGACACCGTCGCCGACTTCTTCGGCGGTAATGAGAACATCAAGGCGCAGGTTAACTACTTCATCAAGGTGATGTGCGCCGACCTTATCGTTGAAGCCCACGCCGCCGGCTTCACGCTGACCGTGGTGCTGCTGGCACATCCATCACAAGCCGGCATGAACACCGGCGCCGGCACCGCCGGTTCGGTTGGATGGAATGCCGGCGTCAGGTCGCGCCTTTATCTCACCCGCGATCCGAACGGCGGCGCCAATGACCGAATCCTCGCCCGGATGAAATCCAACTACGCGGCAGCTGGCGATGACAAGACCATGAATCTGGTCTGGGCGGATGGCGTCCTCAAGCCACGCCTGCCTGGCGCCGTGGCGTGGCCCGATCGCCATACCTGCCAGCAGATCCTCGACGCCATCGCCGAAGCCTGGAATTCGGGAAAGCCGTGGTCGAGCGCGCCACGATCGAAAACTGAAAACCGATACGCCGCCGAACGCATCTCGGAGAAGTTCCCGGTGCGCATCAGGCAGGCCGAGATGATGATCAAAACATGGATCAAAAACGAGGTGCTCAGCACCGAAATTGCGTCTTCGCATAAAAACCTCAGGGGACTGAAGGTAATTGGCAAAATCGATTGATTATTCAATTAGTTATGGGCTTGCGAAGACGCCTGCTAAGACGCTTGCGAAGACGTCTGCGAAGACGCGAAGACGGTATCCTCAAACCCGCAGAAACCCTTGCGAAGACGTTGCGAAGACATGTGCGAAGACATCCCCCCCCGTACCCCCCCCCCGCACGCGAGGGAGGCTTGGGGCCTCCTCGCGGCGGCAAAAAAAGAACCCCACCAAACCGCCCCGGCCACAACGCCGTGGACAACGTCAGGAGGACGCATTGCGCTACCGGGATTGCATGATCGTTTGGACGCCGATCAATTCGTTCGTCTGGAACCACGACGAGAAGAAAACAGTCCCCAACCCTCGGCGAGGAGAAATCAGGGTTGGGCTTCATCCCCATGAAACCGATTCATTAGCAGGCTACGACAAGAGCACAGGTGCCTGCCATTGGGACCGGAAAAGCATGACGCCATTGATGCAGGTCGCGTTCATGCTCGTCGACTTCTACGAGATCATCACTCATGACGGCCTGAACCCGCGGAAGGTCCACAAAGCATTCCTGGCGATCGACGAATTCCGCTGGGTCATCTCACCCGACATGGAAGGCGCCGAACCGGCCCCGGAAGAGTGGGCGAAGCAGATGAGGCTTGCCGGTTATGTCGAGGCCCAGCATGCCTAAGCCCCCCACCAAGCCCGTCGACCGCCCCACCCATCCCGCCGTCCCGCCCTGGCACCAGACCCACGGCACCTACATTGCCGGAAGATCCTTCCTCGATGCGGTCGACATGCTGGCGGCCGAGATGGAGGCGAAGTGGGGGGCAGGCCGGCTACGCCTCCTCGTCCCCCAGCTCATGCGCGAGCGCTTCGACCGGCAGCGCTATCTGCTCAACCAGGCCGTCTGGCATGGCGACATCGAAGCTGTCCGTACCCAGGCACCACGCATGGCCACCGCCTGGCGCGTCCTCGACGAGCAAGCCACCCGTGACGGCCAAGGCCGCCTCGGCGACATGGTCTGGGAAATCACCCTCGGCGACGGCGGCGTGGCAGCCATCGTCCCCGACGCCCATCACGCCAGCAAGGTCCAGCCCGAAGGACGTCACGTCCGGGTCTACACCCTCGACGAAATCGGAAGGCTCCTGACCGCCTTCCCCGAACTCGCCAAGGCGAAGGAAACATTCCCCGGCGCTACCGTCATCGCCGCCAGGCGAACCATCCCCGACCCCCTCGACGCCATCGCTGACACCCAGCATGGCCTCGACGACGATCTCGACGACCGGGGGCCTTTTGATGCCCGCTAAGCGCAAAGCTGCCCGCCGCGAACCTAACGGTCGCCGCTCCCGCCGCCTCATCCACATCAAAGATCACGACGCCATGACCGAGCGCGAAGCCAAATCCGTCGCCATCAACGCCCGTATCCGCCACGGCATCCCGCCCGATCTCGCCGACCTCGTCGATGCCGGCCGCCCCAATGCCGGCACTGTTCACGGACGCCTCGCGCTAAATGGCCTGCTGACGCCCGAACAGTGGCGGGTGGCGGAATGGTACCTGCGACGTCACGATGCCTATCAGCGGGCTTCCCTGAGCCCCGGAAGGGCATTCCACCCGTATGGGGAGCCGGTCGACGTATTTGGCGACGAGACGGACTATGCCGTCTGGGCCAGGCAGGCCATCGGCGACTGGGCGGCCATCCTCGACTGCCTCAAGCGCGCTTCGATCACCCATAGCCTCGACGGCGGGTTCGCCATGCGTACCGACCTCGCCACCATCCTCGACTGCATTATCGTCCGCGAGCTGTCACTGCCAGACCACATAGCCACATTGCGCCGCGGCCTCGATGTCCTCGGCGACCAGTTTCTCGGCAGCGAGCCTTGACTTGGCGACTGAAATGATTATCGAATCGTCACGTTCAGTTTCGTCGGAATTTTGTCAATAGCCCGCCCGGCCATGCCGCGGCGGGTTTTTCGCGTGAGGGCCAGCCCATGACAGGCGCACTCATCGGCCTCATCTTCCTCATCATCATCGTCGGCGTCGTCGTCTGGATCGTCCTCCAGCTCGTCGCCATGCTGCCAATGGACGCCGGATTCCAGAACATCGCCAAAGGCCTGATCATCATCGTCGCAATCCTCATCATCGCCTACAAAGCCCTGCCACTCCTCGGGATACCGGTGCCGTGAATTCTACCGCGCGATCGCTAGTCCATCGATCGTCTGTTCACATCAAGGATATGGCCCTGTCCGTGCAGGTGAAGCGCATGCTTAGGGATAGCGGATTGCGAACCGCCGCAGGCGTGAGAAACAAGACAGAAGATCAACTACTCCGTCTGCCAGGCTTCGGTCAGCGACGCCTAAGCGAGGTCAGGGACGCTCTCGCGGAACTGGGTTTCACCCTCAATCTGAACGGGCAATAATGGCCGGCGTCAAAGGTAAAGGCGGCCAGAAACCGGCAGTAACATTCTCAATCAAGATCATGGAAACCATCTGTGAGCGCGTCGCGGTTGGAGATAGCTTGAACCAAATCTGTAAAGAGACAGGGTTCCCAAGCGAAGCTTCAGTTAGGCAGTGGATTACTTTAGACCGCGAAGGATGTGCCTCGAAATACGCGCGTGCGCGCGAACAACAGATGGAGTGGTGGGCGGATGATCTTATCAGGATCGCCGATTCAGCCATGAATGACTATGAGAGCGTTAACGCCGTGAGGGTCGCCGTCGATGCTCGAAAATGGGCGATGTCGAAGCTGGCGCCGAAGCGGTTCGGTGACCGCATCGAGCATGCCGGCGGGGTTACAATCCGCCACGAAGACGACCTGGCGAAGCTGAAATGACGTGGCGATGGCGTAACCGTGGTCGGGGGCACTTCCTTACAATCCACCTGTGCTGGGGGAGGAGGGCCGAAATGCTCGCGGTGCTGAGCATGGACCACTCCAGGGTCTCGACGCTGTGGCGGGCGGTCGCCTGAAATGACCGAGGACGAGCGGCTGTCGATCAAGCAGCGGCTCAAGGACGACTTCGCCCACTACGCCGCCCGCTGCCTCACCATCCGGGCCAAGGACGGTGCGCTCCAGCATCTCGATTTGAACCGGGCTCAAAAGCATATCCACAAGCGCCTGGAGGCCCAGAAGGACCGTACCGGCAAGGTGCGTGCGCTCGTCCTCAAGGGTCGGCAGCAGGGTGTGTCGACGCTGATCGGGGCCCGCTTCTATCACGCGGTCACCCACCTCACGGGGCGTCGGGTGTTTATTCTGACGCATGAGGATGCGGCGACCGCCAACCTGTTCGAGATGGTCCAGCGGTTTCACGACAACCTGCCGCCGGCGATCAAGCCCGAGACCGGCGCCGCCAACGCCAAGGAGCTGGCGTTCTCGTCGCTCGATAGCGGCTACAAGGTCGGCACGGCTGGCACCAAGGGCGTTGGGCGAAGCTCGACGATCCAGTTCTTTCATGCGTCGGAATGCGCTTTCTGGCCACATGCCGAGACACATGAATCGGGCGTGTTGCAGGCGGTCCCCGACGAGCCCGGCACCGAGGTCATTCTTGAGAGCACCGCCAACGGCCTCGGCAACATGTTTCACCGCCGCTGGCGGGATGCCGAGCTCGGCGTCGGCGATTACCAGGCGATCTTCGTCCCCTGGTACTGGGATGATGGGTACGCTCGGGCTCCAGGCCCGCGGTTCGTCCTCGACGTTGAGGAGGCCGAGTACGCCGAGGCTTACGGCCTGAGCGACGCGCAGATCGCCTGGCGCAGGGCGAAGATCATCGAGCTGAAATCGCCCGTTCTCTTCCGGCAGGAATACCCGGCGACCGCCGCCGAGGCGTTTCAGATGAGCGGCCACGACAGCTACATCGCCCCCGAGCTCGTCGCCAGGGCCCGGCATACGCGGGTCGAGCCGCACGGGCCCTTGGTCATCGGTTACGATCCGGCGTGGAAGGGCGACGACCGCTCGAGCATGGCTTGGCGGCGAGGCCGGTCGGTCTACCGCATCGAGAGCAAGCACGGCATCGACACGATGCAGGGCGCCGGCTGGGCCAAGCAGGTGATTGACCGCGATCGCCCGAAGCGGATGTTCATCGACGTCGGCGGCATTGGCGCCGGGATCTACGATCGCCTGTGCGAGATGGGCTATGACGAGGTCGTCCAGGCGGTGAACTTTGGTTCGTCGCCGCTCGAGCCGCAGCCTGAGGATGTTAATGGGATTCAACGCGGCGGGCCGAGGAATCGCCGGGCCGAGATGTGGATGTGGCTGAAGGACTGGCTTGAAGATCCGGCCGGCGTCTCGATCCCTGACAGCGACAGCTTGCAGGCCGACATCTGCGGGCCTGGGTACAAGTGGGACAGCAACACGCGGCTGTTGCTGGAGAGCAAGGACGATATGAGACGTCGCGGGGTTCTGTCGCCGGACGAGGGCGACGCGGTGGCGCTGACGTTCGCCGAGCCGGTGGCGCCGGAGCAGGCGTACACGCCGCCGGTCAGGGAATGGGTCGTGTGACCACGCGGCTCTTGGTTGGCGATTGCCGGCAGAAGCTCGCGGAACTGGCCGACGAGAGCGTCCACTGCATCGTTACGAGCCCTCCCTACTACGGGCTTCGGGATTATGGCGTCGACGGGCAGATCGGCCTTGAGGCGACGCCCGAGGCGTATGTCGCCGAACTGGTGGCGGTGTTCCGCGAATGCCGAAGGGTGCTGAGGAGCGACGGGACACTTTGGTGCAATTTGGGCGACTCTTATGCGGCGAAGAACCTGATCGGCATTCCGTGGCTGGTGGCCTTCGCCCTCCGCGCCGATGGCTGGTGGCTGCGGCAGGACATCATCTGGGCCAAGCCGAACCCGATGCCGGAAAGTGTTCTTGACCGGTGTACGAAGAGCCACGAATACTTGTTCATGCTCTCCAAAAACAGCAGTTATTATTACGACAATGATGCAGTGAGAGAGCCTTATAGCGAAAAATCAATCGGCAGATATGAGTACGAATTTCAGGGCACTGCGCCGACGTGCAATCAGGTTGGAGGAGATGTCGGTCGTCGAGAACGTGAACGTGGCATTCGCCCACCTAACCCACTTGGGAGGAATCGTCGCTCTGTTTGGACCATAAATAGCGAGCCGTTTAACGACGCGCATTTCGCCACCTTTCCGCCGGCACTGGTCGAACCCTGCATCAAGGCGGGCAGCAGGGTTGGCGATACGATCTTGGACCCCTTCGCCGGCGCCGGCACCACCGGCCTTGTCGCCGATCGCCTCGGCCGCAACGCCGTACTGATCGAGCTGAACCCGGCCTATGCCGGGATGATGCGCGATCGCATCGTCAACGACGCGCCGCTGTTCGCTGAGGTCATGGACGCCGCCGAATGACCGGGATCACCTATCCGCCGGAGATGCTGCCGCGGCAGGAGGACGGCGACGGCGAGGTCTGGGTTGTACCGGCTGACGACAGCTTCGGATGCTGGCTGCTGGGCGTGTTGATCAAGCGGGAAATCGGAGTGCGGCGGGGATTTTACCTGCCGTGTTCACCCAAGGAACGGCGTCAGGCGGCCGAGGGGATGGTGCCGGCATGCGACCTCGATGCGCTTTGTTGTGATTAGCGCGGTGATCGCCCTGGCCGGCTGCAACACGGTGGTGATCGACCAGTCGACGACCTTGCCAGATGCCGCGGGCCTGATCGAGGCCGACGCCCTCGATCGCGACCGGCTCCTGCAGCAGGGGCTTATCGACACCAACCGGAGGCTGGACAATCTGATGCGACGTGACGTGCGGGCGCGGCCGGCGATCCGGGCGCCTTTGGTCATCTTACCGAAATGATGTCTCAGCTTTGCCGCGGCGGGAAGATCAGGAACTTCTGGCAGGACCGCCCGGTCCCGGCCGCCAAGTATAGGGTTCAGAGTCGGATACGTCGGTTGGCCGGGTATCCCCAGACGATTTCTGACTGGTACGCCCGGCGACTTGAAGAGAACGGGCCGGCGACGAGAATGCGAAAGGACAAGCCGCATTTGGGATTTATGAAGTTCGGGCATATGCCCCGAAACTATCTGGGCTGGCGTTATTGGGGCCAAGTGTTCAAGGGCAAGGAGCGATGGAGCGGCGGCGTTCGGCCCCGCTCGACCGGTCCTAACTACTATCGGCGCCGGGTTCGGTCGCCGCGGGTGATCGTGGCGAAATGACTGTCACGCTACGTTTCAGCTTCAGGCGCGTTGAGTTAGGCGACGGCCGCAGGGGCGGCGCGTCGAACTATGAGGAAAACGACCCATGTCGGATTATGGAAAACCACCGCAGGGCGGCAAAGCCACCCTCACCTTCGCCCAGCTCTCGGTCGAGGCCAAGGCGACCGCCCGTGACGCATGGAAGGCAGCCAACCCTGGCAAGCCCAACAAGACCGACCTTGAGATCGAGCAGGCGATCACCGCGGCCGGGGAGAAGTTTACCAAGGACGGCGATCCGGCCCCCGCCGCCTAGCCTGCAGCAGCCAATGACCGGGCGGTGTCATGCCTGACGCCGCCCGCCGTCTCGCGGTGCTCGAGGATGGGCTGAGGAAAATAAAGGAATTGAACTGGTCTACCGTGCATGGTGGACGCGAGCGTGACGTGAGAGAGCAGATTGATCGGCTTGTCTATGAACTTCTAAAGATGACCGCCGATGCTGGCGAGGGGGCACAGCCGCGAAACCTCCAAGCGCTTACTTGGCCTCCTTATGCCTGACGCCGCCCGCCGCCGCACCGAGGGCCTGACGGATCTGGACCTTGGGACGTTAGTCGACGGCGAGATCGAGGCCGCCCTCGACTTCGAATCCACCGACATCTCCGACAGCCGTGAGCGTGCCATCCAGTACGAGGACGGCGAGATGGCCGACACGCCCTCCGAAGCCGGGCGCTCGTCGGTGGTTTCCTACGACGTCCGCGACACCATCGACTGGATCATGCCGGGCCTGCTGCGGCTGTTCTTGGCGACCGACCAGGTCGTGATTTACCAGCCGACCCAGCCCGGCGATCTCGACAGCGCCAAGGACGCCACCGATTACGTCAATTACAAGTTCCTGTGCGAGTGTGACGGCTTCAACGTCTTGCATGATGCTTTCCACGACGCCCTGCTTACTCGCAATGGTTACGTCAAGCATTGGTGGGAGGACTACGACGACAGTGAATCCGAGACGCATTACGGCCTGAGCGAGGACGAATACACGGCGATGGTCGAGCCCGACGATGTCGAGGTCGCCGAGCACACGCCTTATGAGGACACCGGCCTCCACGACGTGAAGATCACCCGGAGCAGGACCAAGGGCCGGCTGTGCATCATGGCGGTGCCGCCCGAGGAGATCCTGATAAACCGCGAGGCGATCGACTGGGGCCAGGGCAAGGGCCTCCGGTTCATCGCCCACCGCTGGACGACCAAGACCCGCTCCGATCTCGTCAAGGAGGGTTACGACCGCGATCTCATCGACGATCTCCCGAGCTACGACAACACCTCGACGCCCGAGGCTGACGCTCGTCGGGCCGACATCGCCAACTGGCGGTCAGATGCCGGCGACCGCAGTCAGGATCTGATCGAGGGTTACGAGTGCTATGTCCACTGCGACTACGACGGCGATGGAATAGCCGAGTGGCGTCGGGTCATCCGGGCCGGCTCGTCGGGATCTCGGGTGCTGCTGGCGAATGAGGAATGGGACGATGAACTTCCCTTCTCCGACTTCCGGACAGGCCGAGTTCCGCACAAGTGGTCCGGACGATCGATTCACGATCTTCTGCAGGACATTCAGCGGATCAAAACGGTTCTGTGGCGGCAGAGCCTTGATAATCTTTATTTGCAGAACTACCCGCAGCGGGCAGCTGACCTCAGCCTGGTTCGCAACCCGCAGGAGCTCATCAACCCGACCCTCGGCGGCGTCGTCAACACCAAGGGCCCGCCGGCTGCGGTCATCCAGCCGCTTACGATACCCTTTGTGGCAAAGGAGAGCTTCGGCGCCCTGGAGGTGCTTGACGCGGTGATCGAGAAGCGGACGGGTGTGTCGCGGCAGACCATGCAGCTCGACCCGGATGCGCTGCAGAACCAGACGGCGACCGCGGCGCAGCTGGCGCATAACGCCGCCTACAGCCGGATCGAGATGATCGGCCGGCTGCTGGCCGAGGGCGGGATGAAACGGTTCTTTCATTGTTTGCTGAAGCTGGTCGCCAAGTACCAGACCGAGCCGGACATGATCCGGCGCAAGGGCTCGTCTGCGCCGCCGCCCGTGCCCGGGATGCCGTCCGGTCTACCCTCGCAGGGTGCCGGCATTTCTGGCCCGCCAGGGATGGCGGCGCAGGCGGGACCAATGGCCATTGGCGGGCCTCCCTCGCCAATGCCTCCAGGGGCGGCTCCTGGGCCTCCGGGTGCCCTTTCCGCCCCACCGGGGGCGCCACCGCCCGGCGGGCCGCCTCTGGGCTTGCCGGGGCCGCCTGGTGGCCAGGGCGCTCCACCTGACGCGGGCGCTCAACTGCCGTTCACGGCTGGTGCGGCCGGCTTCCAGGCGATGATGCCGTCGCAGTGGAACCCGAAGATGCAGGCGACCATCAACACCGGCCTCGGCACCGGGTCGAGGGAGAAGGATATGATGGTCAGCATGCAAATATTGAACGTTCAGAAGGAGATAGTCGCCAAGTATGGGTGGAACCCGCTGGTAACTCCTAAGAATGTTTACAACGCGCTGGCTAGGTTTACTGAGTCAGCAGGGGTCAAGGACACCGACCTGTTTTTTGGCGAGATCGGCGAGGCCGAGAGCGCTCAGATGATGAACCAGCAGAAGAAAGACCCGAAGCAGGAGCAGGCCCAGCAGGAGCTCCAGATCAAGCAGATGGAAATGCAGGGCAAGCTCACGTTGCAGAAGATGAAGCAGGACGCCGACATCGAGCTGGACAAGCAGAAGGCGCAGCTTGAGGCCCAGCTCAAGATGCAGACCATGCAGGCTGATTTCAGCCTGAAGCAGCAGCAGATGGCGCAGGAGCAGATGTTCAGCGTGAGACAGCAGGCGGCGCAGACGCTGCAGCCGGTGCGGTTCGGCGGGGAGGTGGGATAATGGCGAAACCGTTTCAGTCACATACGAGCAATTCGACGCTGTCGATCAGCGCCGGCACCGGCTCGACCCGGATCGCGCTGACCGGTGGCGGCAGCTTCCGGGTCTACAATGCCGGCACCGGGGCGGCTTTCATCCAGTTCGGTAACTCGTCGGTCACGGCTTCGCTGGCCGGCGGCTTTCCGATTGCGCCGGGTTCGATCGAAGTCATCACGCCGCCGGTCTCGGCATCGAACTCGACGCATGTGGCGGCGATTACGTCGTCTGGCACCAGCATCGTCTACTTCACGGCCGGTGAGGGCATCTAGCCATGTTGCATTGGGGCGCCGGCCGCAGGTTCGTGCGGTGGGCGCCGAGCGGCACGCCGGCCGGCACTCTCATCGGGGCGATGACGCCGGCCCCGGATGCCACCCGGCAGACGCTTATCACATCGACCGTCGATTCGCTTATCGCGGCCGGCGTGTGGCCGAAGCTCGACATGTTCTTCATTACCGCCGCTCATGCGGCGCAGCCGGCTTTACTCGACTGGTGCAATCCCTATGCGATCGGGTTGATTGCGACGAACTCGCCGGCATTCGTCATCGACCGCGGCTATACCGGCGATGGGACGACGAGCGGGGTGCAGACCACCGGGCGCAATGTCTCGACGCTGACCAGCTTCCTGCAGGACAGCGCCTCGATGTGGGCCTGGTCGCGGACGGACGGCACCGGGACCGGCGCCGATTTCGGCACTGTCGGCGCCAGCAATAGTTTCAGCATTATCCGCAGCGCCTCGAACAATAACACCCAGCGGCTCAACACCAACACGACGGCGAGCGTCGCCAATGCCGGTGCCATCGGGTTCTTCGGGATGACCCGGAACAACTCGGCCGATTTCCAACCCTACAAGAACGGTGCAGTGCTCGGCGGCGCTCTGGCTGCAGTCAGCGCGGCGCCTTTCGCCGGGCCCTTCAGCCTCTGCAAGGGGCAGGCGTCGTTTTCCGTCCGGCAGATGGCGGCCGGTGGCTGTGGCGGCTACCTGACGCCGACCGAGTGGCTGGCGCTCTACAACGCCGTCGCCGCGTACATGACCGCCGTGGGGGCCTAGCCAATGACGATGATGATCATCCTCACCGAGGAAGAGGCAGCGCAAATTCGCGGACCCTCGGCGGTTGACCCACTCGCCGAGCTCGACCCGGTGCTGACGCCGGACGGGTTTCGCTACATGCTGCCGGTTGCTGTGCTCGACGATCCGGCCCACGCTGAGCATCACGATTTTCTCGCCGTCCTGCCGCAGGAGGACATCCCGCCGCCGGTGTATGAGGACGAGTCGGAAACCGAAATCGGTTTCGGCAAACCGAAATTGGTTTCGCGTCGGGGACGATCGGCCCCCGATGGATGACCACGCCGACACTGCTCGCCGTCACGGTTGTCTTGTTGCTTGGCGTTCCGGTCTGGCCCTGGAGCCGGAACTTCGGCTGGTACCCGATCTTTGTTGCCGGCGCGGCGCTGGTCGTGCTGGAGCTTCTGTATCTCGTCCAATGGTGAGGCCATGATTCCGCTGCCGCTGGTCCGTGGCGATGAATGGCGCCTCGGGCCGGCAACGCTGAAGCAGAACGGCGAGCCAGTGCCTGACCCCGAGGCTTACGCCATCACTGGTCTGATCGCCTGGCCTGGCGGGTCGCTGCAACTCACTGTCGGCAATGGACGGGTGTTTTTTGATGCCGAGACCGGAACCTGGGTGTTCATCGTCCAGGAGCAGGATAACCGGGTGGTGCCGCTCGGCCGGGTCGCCCGTTTGACTGCGGCGATGGTGGCCCCGGATGCGTTCACCACCACCAGCCAGTCGGTCACCCTCGAGATCAGGCAGACGCCATGACGACCTTGGAGTTCGAGGGTTCGCCAACGTTTACGCTGGCCTTCGAGGTCAGCAGCGGGACCGGCGGCACCGGTACCGGCTATCCGATTGCCACCCAGCCCGAGGCCGAGGCCGGCACGTCCAACACCAGCCTGATGACGCCGCTGCGGACGCATCAGGCGGTCGATTTCCGCATCGCCACCGAGGCCGAGGCTGCTGCCGGCGTTTCGACCACCACCCTGATCACACCGGCGACGCTTCATTCGGCTTCCGCTTCGCAGCTATGGTTTTTTGACAAGGCGCTCGACCTTCTCGCTGTGACCGTTCCGGTGGGGGTCGATGTAATTTACCGGCTTGGCTATTACCAGCGCGGCGATCACGAGATCACCCGCTTCAAGCGCAAGCTCATCGCGCCGACTACTGCGCCGACGAACAACCTTGCCTGGGAGCAGGACGCTTCCGGGGCCTACTTCGTCAATGACATGCCGCGGATCGACGTCCGCACTTTCGGCGTCATGCCCGATGGCAAGAAGGTCAACGGCACCACCGTCACAACCGGCATATCGATCACCACCGGCACTGCAACCCTGACGGTGCCGGGCGCCAACTTCACCGCGGCCAATGTGGGCAACTGGATACAGGTCGACGGCGCCGGGCCGCTGACCGAGATTGTCACCAACAACTGGATCGATGATCTCACCACGACGATCGCCTCGGTCGACGGCCCGACGCAGGTGACGCTGACCGACGCTGCCTCACAGACAGTGGCATACACCGATGGCAAGGCGGCTTATTGGGGCACCAACTACGTCACCCAGCTGCAGAACTGTTGTCGCGCACACGCGACAATGAAGAAACCGATGTATTTTCCGGCCAGCGAGTTCTTCTATCTCTTCGACAAGAGCCTCTGCGGCCTCAACGGATACGGCGACATCCACCTCTGCGGCGATGGCGTGTCGAGCTGGCTGATGTTTGCCGGTTGGGACAGTCCAGCCGTCGATCTGTCCGAGACCTGCATGCTCCATATAACCGGGGGGATGCTGCCGCGGACCACTCTCGACACCCCTGTAACGACGCCTCCCGGCAGTCCGCTGCTGAAGGCGAATCGGGCTGGCCAGGACATCATCCGGGTGATCAGCCAGGCCAACCTCCAGGTCGGCGACTGGCTGTCGATCAGGGACTTGTCGAAGAAATATTACTCGTTGACGGGTGAAGACCCCTTCGGCAATCCGATGAACGGCTACCAGGGAGAGGTCTGCCGGATCAGGGAGGCGATCGACGCCAGCCATTTTCGCCTCCACGCCATGCTTGAGGTCGATTATGCCGCCAGTGCGACGGCCGGACTGGAAAGCGATGTCAGGGAGATAACACCCGTTACGGGGGTTGATGTTCACGACCTAAAGCTAGATGTTTCCAAGCCCATGAACAACTATAGCGGTAGCAGTATTTCGCTTAACCGCGTGTGGAGAGGGAACGTCAAGAACTGTTTCTTCCCACATTCGTCCCATGGGGCGGTCGTTCTTGGATACCCGATCGATGTGACGGTCGATAACAATCAGATGGAATGGTCCGGCGGCCTCGACGGCATGCAGACGGATGGGGATCACGATCCCTACAAGGGCTATACGGTCATCATCACTGGCGGCGCGCAGAACTGCCGCATCTCGAATAACATCGCTCGCAACGTTCGCCACTTCATCACCGGGTCGAACGCCACCGATATCGCTCCTCGCCATGTGATGGTAAGCAACTGCCATGTGGTAGAGGGTCGGGTGCTGGTCGATTCCCACCCGGGTGCCGATTATTGGCAGTTCTATAATTGTTCGGTTGATGGCGGCATTTGGATAGACGAGGTTGACCAGGTTGGATACGGATATCAAATCCGTGGCAACTATAACGAGTTCATCAACTGTCGAGCCAGGAATGTCGCGATCGCCCTTCAGCCGGTGTTCTGCGATGGGACGAGAGTGATCAACTTTTCTGCTGATAACTGTGATGTTGGCATCTCGATCTATAACTGCCGAAACACCCATATCAAGGATGCCAAGATCACCAACCCGCGCTCCATGGGGTTCTTCTTCCATTGGTCACCCGCGCCGACTACAACCGAAATGCAGGACTTCGGCGACCTCGATATCGATGGCTTCTGGGTTTATGGGAACCCCAGCCAGACGTCTGTGGTCCCGGATTACAAGACGGTCACGCCGACCGGCATGGTCTTCGGCTATTGGGACACGTCGGACGTGTTCCATGCGCAATGGAAGCCGGGGTTCCGCCTGCGGAACTGGCACATGGACGAATGCACCACGCCGTTCATGGGCGTGCCATATGAGGCCGCCTATGGGCCGGGCATCCCGGCTTCGGCTGCGATCAATTACGCGGTGATCGCTGAATCGCCGAAGCGGGAACTGCACCAGGCGGCTGCCTTGGCGGTGCTGACTTCGGGCACGACCTACATGCAGGAGATCGACCTTGAGAAAGGGCGCCCTGTCGCCGCTCTCGGGTCGATGTTCGGTTCCGCCGGTACGACCGTGACCAACCTTTGGTTCGGGCTTTACGACAAGGATCGGAACCTGCTGGCACGGACCAGCGACAAGGCGGCGGCACCGACGCCCGACGTCATGACGCAGCTGGTCTGCGACCGCATCCATAGGCCGACCTACACCGGCCGCCATTATATCGGCATCACCTGCGCCGGGGCGGCCATGCCGACCGTCTACGGCCGGGTCATCCCGACGCCGGTCGCTACGCTCCCGCCGATCCGCTCGGGTGCATCGAACACCGGCCTGACGGCGCCGGCTTCTGCCCCGGCGATCGCCTCGGCGACATCGGTGACGTCGCTGGACCTTGAGAACAGCATCGTCGGGACCAAGAAGATCATCACCCAGTCGGGCAAGGCGTTCGTTGAGGGCATGCGGGTCAAGGTCGCCCGGACGTCGGACCCGACGAAATACATGCTCGGCTGGGTGACGACCTACTCGTCGACCACGCTGTGGGTTTGCGTCGACAGCGTTATCGGTACGGGCACCGCAATCATCGACTGGACGATTACCGGCGATGCCGTGGCCACGGCGATCACGCCGAACGGTAATCAGCCCTATGTCGTGGCGCTCGGACCCTGGTGGGAATAGGCGATGGCGACGCATCTCTATGACGACCTGCCGACCGCCCTCGCCAAAGCGGTAGCACGCGCCTTCTGGCGGCAGATCTACGACTATCCGATCATGAAAGAGGTCGGCGGCGGCCAGTTCGTCTTCGAGTCGGCGACGGCGGGGATGACCGATGGCGCCGTCGAGGATGCCATCCGCGCGGATATGCAGGGCATGGGCTTTCTGTGGAACGACGATGGGAGCAACGCCTTTTGAGCGAGGAAACCATTCGCCGCGCCAATGAGGCGCGTCAGCTGCTCGCCAACCCGCTGCTCATCGAGGCCTTCGAGCGGGTCGAGGCCAAGGACTTCGAGGATGCCCTCGAGGTTTTCGATGCGGACGAAAAGCTGGAGTTTCTTCGCCGCGTGCAGGCACTGCGGGCGGTGCGGGTCGAGATCGAAACCATGATCCTTGAAGGCAATGCCGAAGTGCGGCCACGGCCCACCGCCGCCTGATCCCAGGAGTTTTCAATGCCACAAGCTGATGACGCGCCATCTGGCAGC